AGCATTAACAAAACAACAATTAGAAAAGTTTGAAATTAAAGGACCTAAAAAACAAGAGAGTGATGACTTTGAAGGTATACCTCCATGTTTAAAAACTTTATTATCAAATAAAGTATCAGAAGGCGGAAGAAATGATACGTTGTTTCATTTAGGTGTTTACCTTAAAAAAAGATTTGATAAGAACTGGAAAACTAAAATGTTGTTGTATAACACAAAATATTTTGAGCCGCCATTAAGCGATGATGAAGTTATCACCGTTTCTAATTCAATCGAAAAAGAAGAGTATAAATATAAATGTAAAATAGAACCTATGCATAGTCATTGTGATCCTATAGCATGTGCTATGGCAAAGTATGGTGTCGGTGATGGTGATCTTCCTGGAATATTACCTGGATCTATTGAGAAGTATGAATCGGATCCACCGATTTATGTTGTTTCTATTGATGGAGATCAAGTTGAATGTGATGATGAAACCTTATGGAATCCAGATAAGTTTGGTATGGCATGTATGAATCAAACTCAAAAAATTATTGATGTTGTATCTAAACCTTTATGGAGAAAACATTTAAAAAAATTATTTCAAGATATTCAAGATATCCCAGCACCTGAATCTTCTAAATTAGATGTACAAATCAAGGACTTATTTGAACGATTTGCAACAAGAGCACCAGGTAAAAATATTGGTGATATTAGAAAGTCTAAAGCATTTACAGAAAATGGTGTCACCATGTTTAAGTGGACAGATTTTTGGATCTTCTTAAGTAAGAATGGTTGGGACATTAGAAGAATGAATAGTATTAAAACACAAAAATTTTTTATTGATTTATATGGAGGTAAAGAAAAATCTCCTAAAATTGATAATAAGACGACACGAGTTATTGAAATTGAAGAACAAAAAATATCTGAACCGATTGTAAGAGAATCTAAAAAAAAACAATCTGCATTTAGAGTGGTAGCTGGTGGTAAAGAATGACAAGAATAAAAATACCAGGACCTCCTGGCACAGGAAAAACGCATAGACTTATACATCATTATTTAGATATTGAACTCAATCAAAATAAAACAAGACATGAAAGAATCTTGTATGTTGGATTTAGTAATGCTGCGGTTGATGAAGCTAGAAAAAGAATAGACAGTTTATATCCTGGAAATAAAATTATTGTTTCAACCTTACATGCACTTGGAAAACAAACTTTAAATTTAGATTCTAATTTATTACTTAAAGGTAAACGTTGGAAAGAATTTGCAGATCGTTTTGGACATAATGATTTAAAATATGATTCAACAGAATCTGAAACTGGTTTTTATAATTATGACGACAATTATTTAAAAGTTATTGAGTATGCAAAAAACAAATTAATTTCCCGAGATGATTTAGGTCATGCAGCAGAAGAGTTGGGAAAAATAAATGATCTTAATATTGATCGTTGTAAACAAATTTATCAAGACATTGAAGACTTCAAACGTGATGAAAAAATGTATGAGTTTTCAGATATGATAAAAAAGTTCATTGACGAAGAATGCGCGTTGTCCCTCGATGCAGTCTTCTTAGATGAAGCACAGGATCTGAATCCTCTGCAATGGAAGATGTTTTATCAAATCGAACGTGATTGTAAGAGATCGTACATTGCAGGGGACGACGATCAAGCGATTTATTCGTTTCAAGGTGCTTCCGCAAAAGAGTTTATTGAATTAGAGGGAGAAGTAGATCCACAAATACAATCAAACCGAGTTCCTAAACGTATTCATCAAAAAGCAGTATCCATATTAATGAATATTGAAGAACGATTACCTAAACAATGGAACCCAAGAATAGGTGATGAGGGCGAAGTTATTGAACATATGGAGATTGAAGACATTAATTTTACAAAACAAGACTGGATGATTTTAGTAAGACGAAATAAACAGATGAGCTCTATTGTTGAGCATTTAGAAAACAATGGTCTATATTTTGAATGTAAATACGGAAAACTTTTAAACACGTCTTTGTTACGAGCATGGAGAATCTGGGACCGATTGAATCAAGGAGCGAGCGTCAAGGGGCGAGAAGCTCAGCAACTTTATGCAGAATGTTTTCAAGTTAAAACAGGACAAGTTCGACAAGGTTTTGCAAGTGGTAAAAGTGTAGAAGGATTAGACTCCGTTACATTAGATGAATTAAAGGCAGAACATGGATTACTTATTGAAGGTGATTGGAGACAACTCAATATGTCACCAGATCAAAAAGATTATATACAAGAATTATTAGATTCTGGTGAAAATTTACATCAGCGTCCTAGAATAAAGATATCTACACTCCATAAAGTTAAAGGTGAAGAATGTGAAAATGTAATACTTTTTACAGATCTTAGTTGGTTCATTTATAATGAGTGCACCAAAACAAGATCACTTACAGATACCGAACATCGAGTATGGTTTGTAGGTGTGACTCGTGCAAAGAAAAGATTATATCTCATGAGTCAAGATCCAAACAAAGAACAATATAACATAGGAGAAGATATCATATGACCACTAAAAATGACTTTGATCGAGTCTTTCCATCTATGAATCAAATAGGTGGAGAACATTATAAAATGAAAATTCAACCTTACCACTTTATCATGGGTAATGACTTGAATTTTTTTCAGGGAAATGTAATTAAGTATGTTGTGCGTTATCAAAAAAAGAATGGCGTACAAGATTTAGAAAAAATAATTCATTATTGTGAATTAGAAATTGAGAGAATGAAAGGACGAAACAATGTATAAATCAGGTCTTTACGATGTTGGTTTATTTACTTGTTTATGTTTATATGCATATTGGAGTTTAAATGTTTGATGCCATGCAAGTCGAATGGAATGCACCTGATGGATTTCCTAATCTATCTAAATTTAAATACATTGCTATCGACTTAGAGACTCGAGATCCAAACTTAAAATCAAAAGGATCCGGTGCGGTTAAAGGGGATGGTGAAATTATTGGTGTGGCCATTGCTGTAGATGAGTCTGGTTTTAAATGGAAAGGATATTATCCTATTGCACATTCAGCAGGTAACATTGATAAAAGAATTGTTTTAGACTATGTCAAAGAAATATGTGGTTATGATAATGTAAAAATATTTCATAATGCGATGTATGACGTATCTTGGTTAAGGTCGTATGGTATTGAAATTAAAGGAAAAATTATTGATACCATGGTTATGTTATCTTTAATTAATGAAAACAGAATGTGGTTTACATTAAACAGTGCCACTTGGGATTATTTACAAAAAAGAAAAGATGAAACCGTTTTAAATGAAGTTGCCGCTTCGCAAGGTATTGATCCTAAATCTGAAATGTATAAATTACCTGCAATGTATGTGGGGCAGTATGCAGAAGCAGATGCTGCATTAACGTTAGAACTTTATCATGCGTTGAATAAAGAAATTGATAAACAAAATTTACATAAAGTTTTTAAATTAGAAACACAATTGTTTCCATGTTTAGTGGATATGAAATTTAAGGGCGTTCGGGTGGACGTTGAAAAAGCTCATATATTAGAGTCGCAGTTAATTTCAAAAGAAAAAGAATTATTGCAGTCAGTAGAAAAAGAAACAGGAATATACCCTGAAATATGGGCTGCAAGAAGTATTGCAAAGGTATTTGATAAACTTTCTTTAACATATGATAGAACTGAAAAATCAAACGCGCCATCTTTTACAAAAACTTTTCTTCAAGATCATGAAAATCCTTTAGTTAAGAAGATAGCAAAAGCTAGAGAAATAAACAAGATGCATACCACATTTATTCAAAGTATTTTAAAACATGTTCATAAAGGTAGAATTCATGCGGATATTAATCCAATAAGATCGGACAGTGGTGGAACAGTTACTGGACGATTTAGTTATTCAAATCCTAATTTACAGCAGATGCCTATTAGAAATCCAGAACTTGGAGCTGATATTCGAGGATTATTTTTACCTGAACGAGAACACTTATGGGGATCGTTTGATTACTCACAACAAGAACCAAGACTTGTGGTCCATTATGCAGCTGATGATGAAAATATATCTCAACAAGATGCTGTTAAAAATATAGTTCAACAATTTAAAAATGACTCGGTAGACTTTCACCAGGTTGTTGCAGACATGGCCGGTATTGAAAGAAAACAAGCTAAAACGATTAACTTAGGATTATTTTATGGAATGGGAAAAGCAAAATTACAAAATGAATTAGGTTTAGAAAAACATGAGGCCGAAGCTTTGTTTGATCAGTATCATGAGAATGTACCTTTTGTAAAAGCATTGATGAGACAAACCATGAATGCTGCAGAAGAAGATGGAGTCATACAAACGATTGGTGGAAGACATTGTCGATTTGATCGTTGGGAGATTAATGAATATACACCTGGAGTCATGAAAAAACTTGGAACCAAAATAGAAATTGCTGAATTGTTTAGAGAGAGAATTAGAGAAAACTATCCAGAATTTACAGCTGAAAATTGGAGACATGTAGAAAAAGATTTAACTTCTGAACATCCTAAAAAAATTAAAAGAGCGTTAACTTATAAGGCATTAAATAAGTTGATCCAAGGCTCTGCAGCTGATATGACTAAACAAGCTATGCTGGATTTATATAACGAAGGCATTGTCCCTCATATCCA